GAACCATCAAATGATACACCATTTATTGTTCTTGCTGTTGCTAATGTTGTAGCTGTAGTTGCTAGGCCAGGAGTTATATTAGCAGTACCATCAAATGATGTACCACCTATAGTCCTAGCTGTTTCTAATGCTGTTGCCGTAGCTGCGTTGCCTGTAGTATCCTGATTAAGTGTTCCTACAGCAATCGTTGTTCCTGATATAGACAAACCTGTGCCTAAATCTAAAAATGCAGTTGCTCCTGCTGAGTCATCCCAAAATATTATCTGATCGTCATTAGGATCTGATAAGCTTTCTAAGCCTAAGTGTGATAGTGAGACTGTTGCGCTGCCGCTAGTTGCGCCTCCTGATAGTCCTGTGCCTGCTACGACTGCTGTAATATCCCCTGATTGTATCTCAGAATATTTTGCTAGCCTTATACCGCCTGCCGTTGAACCATCATGTACTCTAATTGTGTCTAGCGTAGTGTCAACGGATAATTCACCTACCGCACCTGTAAACGAGTTATTCTGGGTTGTTGTCCCTCGTCTTAATTGTACCTGTGTTGGCATTGTTTTCTCCTAATTAATATGTTCCGCCGTCTATGCTAGAACCGTCTGTTAAAGAACTAGCTGTTATAGTACCGGTTATTCTTGAACTTGCTATATTGCCGTCTATATTTGTGGCATCAGCCTTCATGACTTCATGCCCGCCTTGTGTACTCCCATCATGGACCCTAATAGAATTGTTAGTTGTATTTACCGAGAGCTCTCCAATAGAACCAGTGAACGCATCGTTCTGTGTTCCTGTGCCTCTCCTAAATTGTACTGTAACTGTTGACATCTATTACTCCTTATTAAACTGATGAATCCGACCCGAGATCAACTTCTTGTAATCTAAACTTAATTGATGTGTTACAATCAAATGATTTGTCTAGTTGTTGTCCAAATGCGTCTGTTGACAGACTATCTGCTACACTACCGTAATCGCCAGTAGGAAAAACTAAAGATTGATCTGCTTCTGAGAAGTTAGATACTTTAACAATATTATTGCTAGAGTCTCTTACATACAATATTTGATCTGCTGTATTAAGAGCTACCTCACCTGCTACCAAATCACTGGTAGTAGGAGCATCACTTGCCGTTTCCGATTTCTTTAATTTTATTACTGTCGCCATTTAATTATTCCTCTGCTATTTTAGGATTAGGGATAAGAGGTCTAGGTCCATCCACTTTAGGATTATATCCTTTTGGTTTAGGCCCTCTAACAAATTCTGGTTGTTGGTCAACAAGGCTTTCAACCTCATTTAACTCTACCTTAGGTTCTGGTTGTTCCACCGGTGCTACAGAATATTCATTCTTTGGTGCCGGTTTAGTTGGAACTTCCTTCTTCTCCTGTTCTGCCAACCTCTCTTGTTCCCTTTTCTCTAAAAGACTAAGTCTAGTTTTAAGTAAAATGTTCTCTTGGGTCAAGTTATTTACTTGATTTGCCAAGTTGTTAATATATTCATTAATTAATTGTTCGTCCATTTCAAATTCCTATCTATTATTAATAAGTTCCACCATCAATACCGCCAAATTCAGGAGTACCACCCGAACCTGCTTGTAAGATCTGGCCTTCAGATCCTGCTGCTGTTACTTGTAGAGCGCCAGTTCCATTACCATAAAGGATACCTTTACTTGTGAATGTGCCTACACCAGTACCACCGTCTGCTACTACTAAATCTGTGATACCAGTTATAGTACCGCCTGTAATAGTTGCTGAAGATGATTCAATGTTTGCTACTAAAGTGCCTACTGTATAACCTGTACCACCTGTATTAACAGTTGTGGTTGGTGCTGCTTGTAAGTCTTTAAATAACTTCCATTTACCAGAGTCATTAGCGTCTCTAAATAAACCACCGTATAAATCTGTAGAACCTGATGTGTCATACAAACCATATAGACCAATATCAACTGCGTCAGATGAATTATTACCTGTTGCAAGTGAGATCAATGGATCTGCTACGGATAATGTTGTAGAATCTACAGTTGTTGTAGTTCCTGAAACTGTAAGGTTACCTGAAATTGTTACATTGTTAGGCATACCTACTGTTATTTTATTGTTAGAAACAGTTGTTTCTATTTCATTTGCTGTTCCTTCAATAGTTAATGTTTCACCACCAGCCACAGTATCGTCTGATCCTGAGTCTGCTGCAATATTAAATGAAGTAGCAATAGTGCTTGTAGAAGCACCTGTAATACGACCTTGTGCGTCAATAGTTAATACAGGAACCGCTGTAGTAGAACCATAAGATCCTGCTGTAACTGCTGTATTATCTAGTGTTGCTGTAATTGTTGTGCCTGAAGCTGCAGTTGTGATACCTGTACCACCTGCAATCGTTAAAGATTCTGAGTCTAGATCAATGTCTATTGTACCAGAGTCACCAGCTGCGTCTAAATCGCTAGCTGTTACTTGAGCGTCAACATAGGCTTTTACAGATTGTTGAGTAGGAATAAGCGTTGCACTGTTAGAAGCCATATTGTCTTCGTCAACAAATGCTGTTGCTGTGATAGTACCATCTGATATAGATCCAAACTGTACTGTACCAGAAGCTGTAATACTTGTTGCTCCTGTAATAGCACCTGAATTTATACTTGCGGTGCCATCTGTAAGTGTTGAACCTGTAATAGTTGCACCATTAAAGTGTCCACTTCCATCTCTTTTGACTAATGTACTAGCTGTTGCTGAATTTGTAGCGTTGTCAATAAGATCGGTGTAGTACTTACCACCTAATTCTTGAATGACTTCGTTGCCACCTGAGTCAATGGATGAAATGTATAACTTAGCAGATGCCCCTGAGTTGGATCTATCCTCAGCATACGCCAATTCGCCTTCAACTAAATCAGAAGTAGCTGGGGCTGCTGAGCCTGTACTTCTTTTAATTTGAATTGTTGTTGCCATTTATTTTCTCCTAGTTAAATGTCTTTTAAATTATAATATAAAGCTTTATATTCTAAAATGTTCCACCGTCAATTGCAGTAATAGATGCCGCTACGGACGATGCCGGAGCTGCTTCCCATTTACCACTAGAACCATCATAAACTAGAGTATAACCATTTTGTTTTGCACTGGTATCTATACCGTCCAAATTGTCAATGGTTGTTGTAGTAGCCACCTGAGATTGTGTTGTTGTAGATGTTACAACCCTTGTGCTACCTAAAGTTGTAGAAACACTTATTGGATTGTTATTAGCATTTACATTAACTGCCATCTATATCTCCTCAAGCTCTTGTAACATTTGGTGTTACTGTTACTAACCCTTCTAATACTCTCAATGTTTCCGATGAAGAGGCTATCTCTATATCGTAAACATATCTTCCTGCTTTGAGTGCAGCCGTTTGTGCTGCAGTCAACGATATTGTAATCTTTCCTGTGTTATTAACCTTCGCTGTAGTAAAATCAGTAGCAGTTGTGGATTCATAACTCTTTCTCAGTTGTGAAGTTACCGTGTATGCTGTCAGATCTTTAGCTGTGGTGTCATCATTTGTTAAATTTAACTCCAAACTAAATGTTGTACCCTGATCTATTACTATATTGCTTATGGTTGCCATCAGTTAATCTCTAATTATCGTGTATAGTCTTATTTATAAATAAAAGTGATTACAATGAAAACTATTTTAACATTAAAATATGGTGACAAATATAGTGCAGATGATGTAAATTCCATCTACGAACATACAGAAGGCAAGTTTAATTATGTCTGTGTAACCGATGATCCTAAAGATTTACACCCTGATATAGGTATATTATATTTAGAACATGAACCAGATGGCAATATGGAGAAGCTAAAACTTTTCCAATTAAAAGATTTGGGTACTATATTGTACCTAGATTTAGATGTAAGAATACAAAAACCTATAGATCACTTGTTTGATTATTGTGTTGACAATCCTGTTATAGCATATACATGGTGGAAAGACAAAGGCGATAAAGAAATGCCTATAGATGACTTCCCATATCATGCAACATTTCCCTTATCAAATTATAACTCTAGTATTATGTTATGGAAAGATGCTACTCATATATGGCATCACTATAATAAATACCCAGAAACATATGATATACAATACCCTAATGGAGATGATACATTTTTATACCATGAAGGATTTACATTTGAACATCTACCAAATGAAGAAGTTTATTCATACTTGTTCGCAGGTAGAAAATATAGGCCTGAATATACTGTATGTTTATTGAATGGCCAAGACAGATACCCGGAGATAGCAAAAGAATATGATGAATTTTGTATGCATCAAGTGGGGCACTAAATATGAACCACATTATGTAAACAACCTGTATCGTATGGTACAGGATAATTACAAGGACGACTTTACTTTCACATGTTTTACAGACGATCCTAAAGGATTAAAATGTGATACTAGAGAGATACCTGATATAGAACCTTTGCATCCTAAGTTTTGGTTTGGTAAAGAAAACTATTGTTGGGATAGATCTAAGTTTTTGGTATTCAACTCTCATAACTTTTTAGGCTATGATGGCAAATGGTGTTACATGGATTTAGATGTAATAATACAAAATGATATAACAGATCTATATGAGTTAGCACTTAAACCTAGAATAGTTCATGTTAAATGGGATAATTGGAAGAAAAGAATAAACGAAAGGCTGTTCATAGATATTAGAGGCACATTGTATAACTCTAGTGTAATGTGTTGGAATAAAGATCAATGTGAACATATATTCTGGGATGCAATGGACGAAGATCAACAAATATTTAGAACATTTTTTAAGGGTACAGATAACTATCACTTCTGGCGACAAAGAGATTTTTGGAATAACATTCCTTTTGAGTGGGTGTATAGTTACAATAGAGGTATGGCGCATCCAACAGATTTGGAGACACATAAATATAGAGAAGAACCTAAGTTTTGTTTGTTTAATGTAGACTCAAATCCAAGTCCAGGAAGGCCTAAACAAATAAAAATAGATGAATTAGATAATGAGGAACTTTTGAGATTATGGCATGGTAACAATAATAGCAAATCAGCTAGACAATAATTATAGCCAGGTACAGATAAATGCCTTATATACGCAGTGCAAGAAGCTGATAGAAGATCCTTTTGAGTTCGTTGTCTTTGTACAAGATGATGAAATGGATCTGTTAATGTCAACCAAAAAGATGGAAGGCTACATAGAAGGAATAACATTTCATGTGCCTAAGTATGGATTGGATTGGTTGGAAATAGATATTATGAGATATACAAAGCCTAATAATAGCTCTTTGTTTATTACTCCAAATACTATTATAAACTCTATAGAGGACATAGACATTTATAAGGCCAACAAGCGTGTTCGACTCCAGGACGGTAATCTAGCATACTTTATTTTCCGAAACGATAAAGTGGAAAAAATTCTACAAGAGTGGGAAGAAAATGAAGATGAATTACTATATGAATATGACGCTTTCAATAATAAATTTCTTATAGAGGAAGGCTCTTTACCTTTCTTACAAGACAGCACTGCAACATATCCAGAATCTACTGATGAAAAAATTGTTGCTTTACCTTTTTGGTATGAAGACTTTACTAAAGAACAATTAGAATTAATGTATAACAAGGAAACAGATTTATATCCTTGGTTGCCTGAAAGAGTAGAAATAGATCCTGTAGATAATGAAAATAAATTATCATGTCAACTTATAGAGAAAGCATTTAATAAGGACTTTGTAATTAAGTCTAAATTAAAGAGAGTAAAAATAAAAAGTTTACATTCTGAGCCTACTGATAATGAGGAGTTGTTTGATATATGTTCAGAGTTCATAACAACATGGGGAGTAGGTGTAGACTTAGCAACAAATGGTTCCAACAATGATAGTATATGGTGGACTAATTTAGGATCATTGTTTAAGGATATAGGCAATATAACTTTCCTAATTAATACAGGAAATCCTTCTGAAACAGTTTTGAACAATGCCAAAGCAGCTATAAACACAGGGTGCAGAGTATTTTGGAACTACATACATACAAATCAGTTGGACACAGACATACAAAAGGCCAAGGAACTATCTAAAAAATATAATTTTACAGGTTTTATATACGATGATAATGTACCTGAGGAAAAGAAACCTATAAAGAAAAATGTAAAACCTGATATGCCAGACTATAAACTTATAGAATTAGAGACTCTACAGACACGAAAAAAAGATGACATATATAAAGAGAGAACAATAAAATTTTCTCCACATGTAAAGTGTGAAGGTAAAGTTAATAACTCATTTTATCTAAACGCTAAAGGTAATGTGTTTCCCTGTAAGCATGTGGCTCTTAATCTAATTACTGCATATAATTCTCCTGAACACAAGACAGAATTATTGTATAGTTGGGATAAGAATAATATAAATGAACACACTCTAGAAGAAATTTTTACAAATGATTTCTATAAAGGATACTTTAATAATTTATTAAAGTTAAATCCAAAAGTAATACACGATGAACAAGGTGGAATATGTTAGAAGTAACAACAGAAAAATCAGTAATATTAAAAGGCACATTCGAAGACTACGATAACTATGTACCAATAGTTGAAGAGTCTCAGTTTGCTGTTCTGGTTATCAAATCAGATATTACAGACTTTGAATATAAAACAATGCAAGTCACGGAAGAGCTTGCTAAACACAAACAACAATACGGTAAGGACTATGTCATATGCAGGTTAAGTTAATTAGCTACAGTCAAACAGATGGAATGGAATTAATTTCTAGTACAAGCCCAACAGAGCTTGTGGCTTATTGTGCTAGAGTTAGTAATCCAGACAATCAAAACAACAAGGAAACAAGCGAGAAACTTATTAAGTATCTAATGAAACACAAACACTGGTCGCCATTAGAAATGGTTAGTGTATGTTTGGAAATAGAAACTACAAGAGACATCGCAAGACAAATTCTAAGGCACAGGAGTTTTAGCTTTCAAGAGTTTAGTCAGCGGTATGCAGATCCTACAAAAGACTTAGAGTTTGAAGTAAGAGAAGCAAGGATGCAAGACCCTAAAAATAGACAAAATAGTATTGCTACTGAAGACTATGAATTAGATCGTAAGTGGCAAGAACTACAAAAGGATATTATTAGGCAAACTAGATATGCTTATACATGGGCATTAGAACATGGTATAGCAAAAGAACAAGCAAGGGCTGTATTGCCTGAAGGTAACACAAAGAGTAGAATGTATGTCAACGGAACATTAAGAAGTTGGGTACATTATATAGAACTAAGAGGAGCAAATGGAACACAACAAGAACACATGGATATTGCACATGAAGTTGCTAGTGTAATAGCCAAAGTCTTTCCATTGGCAAAGGAGTAAATATGAGAGTTAATATAGTATGTTCTAAATGGGGTACAAGATATGGTCCTCATTTTGTAAATAAGCTAAAGAATATGGCAAAGAGAAATTGTAATCCTAAACACGATTTCCATTTCTATTGTTATACAGATGACGCTGAAGGATTAGATGATGATGTAAAAGTTATTCCTTTTCCAGATATACCTAACATACATCCTAAGTATTGGTTCCAAAAAGACGACTTTAAGTATGGCATGGCTAGGTGTTGGGATAGGCCTAAGACAATGGTGTTCAATACTCATAACTTTGCTGAAGATAAACCAACAGGTCGTTTTGTATTCTTTGATTTAGATGTAATTATACAAAATGATATAGAGCCTTTACTTACCTATAATATGGAAAG